GTGTGGAATCGCACGAGTGCGCGCAGCAGAGCGTCACAACACAATCACTCTTTCCTCGTCCTATCATAAGCCAAAATATATGACCTCCTTGGATGGTTAATAAGAGGATGCGTCTAAAACGCCAGGCGAGCCCTTCTTAGCCGCCTCTTCTTACTGCTCGTGACCGCTACAAGCGGTTTCCTAACAAGTTTCTTCGCAACTTTGCGCTTAACAACATTAGTTGTAATGCGCCGTGGAATAGGTGCCACTGCTACAGCTGCGGCCTTACGCCGAGGGGCCAACAAGGCCCCTGCTCCAGTGGCAATAGCACCAATTAAAGGATTGACAGGCATAATAGCCGCCCCTATGTAAGGCAAGGCAGACGCAATACTACTCAGTACTTCATGGAACCACTCACCTAATGGGTTTTGATTAACTAAAACTCCAATGGGCATGGTGCACATGGCGTGACTGTAAATGCTTAATGCCACCTCATCATAACAAGGGGACGGTGTGGCCAGTACCACTAGATCAGTTTCATCAACAGTGGGACACCTCTCAATATACCACCTAACATTCAGAATAAGGGAAGTCTGGGGAGACAACCCACTGAAGTAGGCACCCGATATATCATAAGGTGAAACTCTATCTTGTTGAGGCGTGCTAACAGTACCAGGCAAGGGATAAGACTGAGCAGGGGACATAGCATTAGGCACTGTCCACCCACTACTGATCACTAAGTCACCACCAAGGTAAAGAGGATTGAGATTTCCCACCATTTTAAGTTGGTTCACAATACTATTCAACCTGGCTACAACATAGCAACCATCCTCAGCAGCCCAAGTTCTACTCCCATAGTACAACAAAGCATACGCCAATGTGGCTGGTGGCTCTCTAATAGCGGTATAGGGAATTGGTTCAATGACAATACCAATAGGCGTGTAAAACAAAGTTGTCTTACTAGCATGTACTGGTTGCCGATAAACAGTAACACTACCCTGCCTATACAAAGGCGCAGTAGTGTTAGTGACCTCAAACCCCATCCCGACTATTCTGAATGCCCCCATAGCATAATTAGCTGGCACAGTTAGGTTATTGACGGTCAAGGCCGTACTAGCAGGTGAAGCAAGGGTATCCCACGTCTGGGCCCCAACAGCACTACTAACGACCGAACATCCACCTAAATAATTACCTGACCCAGCAGCACCTACAGTAGTAGGGACTGCTAAATTGTTAATAACCAACCTCACACCTGGGTTGCCGGCATTAATCGACAACGTAGGGAGCAAGGATATATGGCAATCCCAATTCTGCCCTTCAAGGGCTGTGGGTACGGTAAGTACCAACTGCTGCTTTATGCATTGCACTATGGTAGCCGAATTATTAATGTCCGGGTACCCTTTTGCAACAAACGCCTCATCATGAAACGGATCCAGAGCAGCTATAAGCCAATCTCTGCCATCCTTTGTCAACACATCATTTTGAATTAACTTGTCTAGTAAATTCCTGTAATCAGCCATCTTTCAACGCACACAGCTCTACCCCGCGCAGGCGCCACCTACTGTACTTAAATTTCGCGGGTCCCTCCTCATTTCGCACTTCAAATCACAGCAACCGCCTGCGACACGCTGGCCTGTGAAAGGTCACGCATGAAGCAAGCAAAGTTCCAAGCCATGTGCATAGCCACCCCAATAGCCCAATGAGGGCTCCTGGTAGCAAGCCTATGCATGAGGCCTGTTGAGATGTAGTATCCAAAGCATCCGGCTATAGCACAAACCAATCTTGACTGCCAGCTAACGCTGGACTCAATCAAAACAGGGTGTGCCACCTTAGCCATCTCCACAATCTGAATGATGTGCAATCCGTACATAAAGTACCTTTTGAACAACTCTTCATACAACGGAGCTGCCACTACACAATGTAAGTAGAAGCTAATCGTTCTATATGCGGGGATGCGATAATCTACCATCTTCACGCTGTGGTAAAACATCGACCAAACAGCTCGACAACAGATAAGTAACCAACAAAAAACCAACCAAATTGGCCCAAAAACAAAGCCGTACTGAAACAGCTCCACATTGTCCATCAAACCATCACAGTCCCTCTCAAGGAGGGGCTGAAGGTATGGATGCCACCATTCGACCACAGGCGTAGAAAAACTCTCAATGTAGTCCTCAAGGGTATCTACATGCGTCTTACTCAGCCCATACAAATCATAAATGACATCATAAATTTGGGGATTCAAAGTCGGCACGGGTTCCAAAACATTCTGGCTAAAATGCACTGTCTCGGTAGCTATAGGGCGACCGTCATACATGAACTTCAAAGGATGAGCTATCAATTTACGCAAAATGGGTATGAAGGCAAAATCCCTCAAACCCTTCGCTATAGACTGCGCCCAACCAAGGGAGTCCCCGACAGGATTAATATTCCAAAACATTTTCACAACCGTCCTACCAATCTTAGGACCTAATATAATAGTAGCTTCTCCGTTAACGAAAGCCGGCCAAAAATAAGATGAACAAAAATCAGCCCCCACAAGATCATCATATAGTGCTGACTCGGGCACGAACCCAAAGGAACGCAACACATTGTCATAACTAGCTAGACCGCAAGGGTTGGCATCTAAAAGACCGGAGGTCAAAACAGCATATAAAGTTTGTGTACCATTCCTATAAGAATTTCCACAAGACGTGTTTGGATCCCCCGACTTACGCGTCCCGTCAACCATATAACGAATACCTTGTCTTGTAACGCCACGAGTGACGCTTTGGACTCTAAGGTGTTTCATTACATTGCCGGGAGCACGCAAATGCTCATACAATTCCATCTCAAACTTAACCGCCTCGCTCCCGAATGTCGCGTCCCACCTAGAGCAATCAGTGCACAAAACTCTCACTTGACCATACACATCACGATAAATGACAAAGGAATCATCCCCCATCACCATAATCATGAGCCTTAAGGCATCATCAAGTAGAAATTTCAGCACATATCTGCCAAGTTGAACACAATTCAAACCTGAAGCATACACCAATATTATAGGTCCATAGACCGTTTGTCTAACCTCATCGAAAGACCAGATGGACTGAAGAAACTTTGAGAAAGCCCAGATCCATGGACCAACACAAGCTGAATAATTGAATGAACGCCCCTGTATAAGACGGGGATCAAACTGCACAACACCCAAAGGGTTGCACTTGTTCAAATTCTCCCTCTTAACAAAAGCACTACTCAAATCATCCTGACGGTCAGCATGTACAACAGACTTAATCTCTTTGTGTGCTTTCTTAAGCACCACTTGTTTCATCGCTGGAAAACGAACCACCCATTTAGCAAAACAACCAGTATACTCAAATAATTTATTGATATCCCAATCATTGTGGTTAAGACGATCAGTATTCAAAAACCAATCACAACTCCTAACCCAATTCTCAAACGCAGTCTCAGCAGGTTCTTGAGTCACAGGACGGTCCTTACAGGCCCTATTATTAACAGCTACCAATTCATTATGAACACATTGACGTGCCACAACTGGATGATAACCGAACAAAAAGGGGCCGCAAGCACTGTTACCTAACTTGGCAACACACTGTCCCATGGCAGGTATCCCTACCGACGCGCTTTTATGAATTTTGCCTAACGGGCGATTCTCACAGCAGTAGTCCTCATAAGCTTCGACCTTAGTAGATCGTATACAAGCTCCTACTGGTACACCAGATGGCCCATGTTTCAGCCACCTAGTTCTTCTAACAATGACCCCATAGTCAATGTTTAAGAGCCAACTTAAAACTCTATAAACAATAGTATTCTCAAAACTACTGCAAAAGTTGGCCCAAGACCATCCCAAGACGCTGCCTGAACTAGCATTCAGAACATACTTCCCAACCTGTCTCAAAAACGCAGGGGAAAAGTAGCAGCAGACGCACATCCAAAGTAACAAAAGGGAATTAATGACAAGATTACGCAAGCTAACCAAACCAGTGGGGCGGACAAATGTTAACAAATTATTATAAACTTCAAAAGACCTACTCTTTAGCCCTGACACACCAGGATCGGTGAGGCCCCCAAGAATAGGGGTCATGTTTCTAATATTCGCTTCCATAGCCAACGCCACAACAACAGGCACCGCATCGGCAATCTCATCAGGAGAATACCCTTTATACTTTGAGAAGGCGGACGTGCAACCCATGAGGCCGACCTGAAAAGTGGCAGGTGTTATAGGCATCCCCTGAATTTTAAGCCTAACTATACCAATAATACCTTTCGGCACTATGACAGTCATCTTACTATCAAGGGTTATACCCAGACCACCACTAAAAGACAGGATCCGCTGTACACCAAACGTCACATCAGTAGCCATAGAATGGTACGATTTGACGGTGGCTAAAGCACCCCTAGTGTCTACACTCCCAACATACTTATCATCTTCCAAAGCTTCACTCAGAGGCAAATTGGTGCGATAAGCATCACTGCGTTTAATAGCCAATACAGGTGACTTGACAAACAAGACCATAACCACATCACCCCAGGTTTTAACAACAGACCAACTCATGGCTTTGCCTTTAACAGCAAAGTAACCACGAGCAGTCCAATCAATATCCCGGTGTTGATAGGTACTAGAATTGCCTACCACAGCCATCTCAACCCCAGTGCCTGTTCGGCGCCAAGTAGCCTCCTGATACATGCTACCCCTAATGCCATCAAACAGATGATGCACGCTAACCACCATACCCTCATAACTACGATTGACCAAAGTCAAAATTAGCTCAGGGTTCAAATAGTAAATAGAGTGGATCATCATATAAGCATCAGGGTAGCCACCAGGGGCACGACTATGACATCTACAATCCTCTACCTTGTGATTGCAGAACTGGAGGGCGGCATCAACCCGCTTGGCATTACGCACTACGTCTTCACTATCTAACAAAGGACAACAACTCCATATATAGGCGCGTTTAGCACCCATATGACGGATGGGATTTCCACCAACATCCACAATAGAAGCAGTAGGTCCTATGTTACGATACAATAAATCCACTGCGGCATCCTCAGTAAACCGTCTCATAAGAGATAAGACGGGATGAGTATGATAGGTGGCACTATGACTCACCTTCAAATTATGCTCGGGAAAATACCGTTTCATGATAGCTATCTGACGGTCATCTAATACAAAATGAACTGTAGTGGTACTACCTGTAGGTAAGCTCAACAGGGGAGGAACAACAAGGCTGCTAGAAAGTAATGCAAAGGGCTTGGTAGGATCAGTAACTCCAGTGAACACTTGAGGTCCCTTGGCGGCTGTCTTTCCCTTAACACCTTTACCAACTTTCGGCAGAAATCCTGCTATCTCTCTCCTAGCTACTAATACAGGGTCGGGCAAGGGAAGCTGATCAATAGTCAACAACCCTGCCACATCACTTTCGGGGGCACCAAACTCGTCATCCACAACTATATGGCGGGTTCCACTCATCTCTACAACTTGACTCATTTCAATTTAGAGATATA